CAGATATTCTGGTCTTTGGAGACGGGCGTCCGGCGAGGTGACGCCGAAGTGAGATCGTATGATTTCTGTGTAGCGAGTGCCGCCGCGCGCGTCCCTCTCGTATAATTTTTGGATTTGGAAGGCTTCACGAAGTTGATTGATTGTAGCCGCGGTCGCGGCAGATAGGTCAGCGTAGATACCGGGGAAGTTGTCGTTCCCGACATCTTCCTCGACGTAGAAGGTCTCGTCGGCAGAGGAGTCGGTGATTTTTTGGTATCCGGTGTATGAGACTGTCCCGGTTCCGCCAGTTTCGTAGACGGCGGGCGGGGTTGAAGTAGACCAGTTTTGGTTGAGTTTGCCGATACCAGTAATCGGGGCCACGGTTCCCAGCGGGAGAGTGACCTCCGTTCCCTTTTGTGGCCAAGGGAGTGCCGAGGTGAAGTAGTCATGGCGTTTGCCTCTTCTGAGTAGAACGTAGTCGGTGTCGGTGTCGGGTCCGTCGTCGGTATCGACGACGACCGAGTCTTGAAGGTTTTGGTCGCGGAACCATTCGTTCCATACGAGGTTGTAGGCCCTATGCCAGAGATTGGAGTGTGTAAGGGCCGCGATTTCGGTTGGTATACCGAAGTAGTCCGAGAGAGAGTGTAGTAGGTACCCGCCGACAGGACTGTCTGCGGTTGGGATAGTGAATGCGGTCGAGTCGCCCGGGTCAGTTTGTTCGCCGTTAAATTTTTGCCAGTTGTCCCAGAGGAGACGCATGGGTACGGCGAAAAAGAAGCTGTCGATGTACATGTTATCCATGAACGGATGAAGTGGCGTGGCTAGGCGGGCGAATGCCGCCATTTTGACGTTGTAGGTGTCGCCGGGCAGAGCCTCGTCTATGAAGACGGGTATAAGGAGCCCGGAGTCGAAGGTTGTTTTGTGACCGTGGGACCGGTCAAAGGATGAACGCGGAATGTCCGCTTGTGGTGATCTCGAGAAGTCGTGTTTCATGACTGATGGAGGCATTACACTGATCCTTTTAGGTCCACCCGCCGCAGGTCTTCTGCGGGGGTGAGACGGTTGATTTTCAGTTCAATCGCTTTGCCGATTGCCTTTGGTGTCAGGTAGGTTTCGAACTTGGCGTTCGAGTTGTCGTAGGTTCCGAGCTCGAACATTGTGTAGTCTTCGGAGTGTTTGCAGAAGCTGTGGTTGGGGTCGTTAACGCTTGCGCCGAAGGCCCTAAGGGCCTCGCCGACTGTTCCGAAGTAGAAGGGTGCGAGATACATTTCTGCTTTGTCGTCGTAGACGGTATAGATATTTATAAGCATTGTTTTGGTTCCCTTTTAGTCGAGTTTGCGTGGAGAGAATATGGCGTTTTTCGCCAGTTGGACTTTCTCCCGAACTGCTAAGCGTTCGGGTGTGTTGTCGTCGGCGTGTTTGCGAAGGTTTTCTTTTCTGGCCCATTTGATATTGGCCATGTCGTCGGGGTCGACGATTTCATAGTTTTGGTCGTAGTAGCGCGGGGGTCGCGCTTTTTTTCCGTTGATGATTACGAAGTCGTCTGGATAGACGTCGCTTGCGAATTGTTTGATCCATTTGGATCCTATGCCCCCGAGGCCGTTCTTTCGACCGCCCCGGGACATGAGTGTGAATTCGGGTAGGCGTTGATGAATTACGCCGTCGTTGTCGATATAGACGTAGTGATGTTCGGCATTTTTGCCGTTTTGTTTTTTCATTATGTAGCGGGCCACGTAGGCCGCGCTTTCAAATGTTACTGCCCCTATTGAAGAATAGCCCAGGCTTTCTTTTGTTTCTGGATCGATCCAGAGCCGTTCTAGCGACTCTGATCTGTATAGGGGGTGTTTCTTACTTGCCTTCCACAGTGTTTGGTCTTTGAAGTGCATATTAAATAGGCACGCGTGATAGTGCGGTCGTTCGGTTAGGTCACCGTATTCGCCGCAAGCATAGTAGCGAATTTTTGCTCCGTATTTCTTTCGGAGCCTTTTGATGAATAGTTGAAATTCGCGGATAGATAGTGAATTGTCAAGTGGAAGGTGTTCATTATTGTATGTGAGTGTAATAAAGCAGTTGTTTTCGTGTAGGGATGCCTCGTGAATACAGCGGACGGCCCATTGGCGCGACCGCTCTAGTCGGCATCCGGAGCACTGCCCACAGGGGACAGTGCGCGGTAGGTCGGTGAACGCCGAAGCCCGGGAGGTAGTGAACCCCCCGGGGTTAGCCTTGGACGCCCACCCTTTCAAGGGGTGGAAGCAAGCCAAGATTCGCTCTTTAGAAGCGGATGCCGCCGCGCATTGGCGCGGAGCGATGGTTTTTTCGGTTCACCTTGGAGGCAGTTTTCCGGAACATTTTCCGGGACTTTTTGCGAGGGATTTTTTTCCGATAGGCCATGATATGTCCTCGTTTGGTGTCAGTGCGCACAGTTACATCTAGTAGATAACTGTGGTGCCCGGGACCGGGCAAGCTTTTTTAGGCCCCAGACGGGGCCACGATCGACGCTCCTGCGTCGGTCGTCGGACCCCCGTCCTTTGGTATGGGGGTGCCGCCGTCCGCCGGAGGTTCGTCTGTAGCAGGCTTAGGGCGCTCTGGAGGGGCTAGGCCCATTTCGCGCATTTCCGGGAGGTTTTCCGGGTTTTGGGCGAATTCAAGGAATTTGGCAGGGTCGTTGAAGAATTTTGATCGAAGATCAGGAGGAAGTGAAGCGAAGGCTTGGTCCGCTGCGTGGATTTTGTTGAGTGACGTGTGATAGTCCTCGAAGCGGATGTAGTCCCCGTAACCACCGTTGTGGTTGTTTAGGTGAGATATAAGACCCGTTTCCTCGAATTTTCGCATGATATTGTTGATGTCACATTCCTTGTTAAAGGATTGTTTGGTGAGACTACGGCCTTTAGTGGCCGAGAGTACGCGGTTGCGTTGAGTTGGGTTGCCTGAGGCATCTAGAGCCTGCATTACCGTCTCCTTGATCTGTTGGGCCTTACTGGCCTGATTGGGAGCCGGGGTATAGCTCGTTTGCCGAGCTCGATCTGGTAGAGAAGTCTCCCGGCGGGAGTCATTCGAAAATCGTGCATGATTTTGGCGTTGTTGGCGTTCGCCTTTTCGATTTTCAGTTGTTCGAAGAGGATGGACCCTTCGAGTAGAGCGTTTTTGTCTTTTTGTTCGGATAGTCCGGCCGCGCCACGTTGGGCGCGAGCGGTGTCCCATAGGACTTGTATTTCCGAGGATATTTTTTCCTCTTGTAGCCGCATTTGACGCATTGCGTTTGCGGAGTTGGCTGTTGTAGCCGCGCCCTGTACGGCAGCGGCGCCAACGTTGACAGGTGAATAGGTGGAGCCGCCGGGTGTACCGGCGCCTCCTTGTTTGTAGGCGAGGATTGGATTGAGCCCAGCCGATCGCATGTCTGCCATGGCAGTTTGGTATTGTGTCGAGCGCATCCGCTCTTGGAAGTCCATTTGTTTTTGAGCAGCTTTGGCTGAGGCTATGTTGGTGTCCTTGGCGCCCTGTTGGGCGACCAGGCCGCCGGCGAGCGATGCGACGCCGGCGATGATGGCGGGCCATACCATTTATTTGCTCCCGAAGTAGTGAATGATCCACCGTTTGACCCGGTAGCCATAGTTGCGATCGCAAATTGGGCACCAGAGGTCGTGATACAGGTAGGTCATTAGAAGTGGTCGATGAGGCCGGGCACTGAGTAGACCGGCATGGGTCGGGCGCATTTCATGTTGAAGTAGCTGTCAAACAGGAAGTGAGGCTCCGTGTTGACAGCGATGACGCGATCGACGGGAGGATTGTCGACGATAAAAGAGGCATTCAGCACAGGTAGGGAACCGAATTCCTGTGCCAGATGCCAAGTGTCGAGAGGGGTGGCCGCATTGGACCGGAATTGTCCGGTGATGAGAGAGGGTTTGTAGCGATATTCTGCGAACCGTTCTTGATAGCCGAAGACCAGTTCATCCGCCGCAGATGCGTCGGCGAATATCTCTTTATTTAGCACTGACTGTTCCCCGATGTGGGATAGAGCTGGCCAGTAGAAGTCCCAGCGGGTCGAACGCGACCACATGCGGTTGAGCCCCTCTTGATAGGATAGATCAGCCCTCGCAGAGACGAGGCCGATCAGTAAGCAGTGTTCGGTGAACGATTTGGTGAAGCCGTGGTTGTTTAGCTGGACCGTGCCCATAGCAGCGAGATTGCCTTGAGCAGTTGTTCCAGCTTCCGAGGTTTGGGCAATCGGATTGATGTTAACAGGACTGGTACCGCCTCCCAGATATTCTGGTCTTTGGAGACGGGCGTCCGGCGAGGTGACGCCGAAGTGAGATCGTATGATTTCTGTGTAGCGAGTGCCGCCGCG